TTTTTGATTTCTAAGCGTGCTTTTTGAGCATCGGCCTTGCTCTTGAGGGCATAATCAATAGCCTCAGAGAGAGAAATTTCACTCCCTGCTTGTTGCGCCCAAAGAGTTGTAGAAGCGCAAAGGGTGAGTATTGAGATAAAAATACGAATCATCTTTTTTAATTGTTAATTATCAATTGTTAATTATTAATTCTTACAGCGTTTAAGGGTTATAAGGTTTTTAGCTTGATAGTTGCTGGCATCTGACCACTAATTACTGATTAATAACCACTAACCACTAATTACTGACTACTGTTCCTTTATTTTTTTGAGAGTTTTTTCGAGTTCTTGGAGTCCTTTTTCATTGACAATGATTCTAAAGAAATACTCCATAATGGTATATACGGTATCCCAAAAAGGGAATTCTTTTTCATCAAAAGTATTACTGAAAGTACGCATGCACTGTACATTGGTGTAAAAGACTTTATAAAAAGATACATTGATATCCTCTCTGAAAAGGCCTTCTTCCCAGCCTTTTTCCAACAGTTTGTCGATGAAAAGCGCATCGGACTTGGTAAATTCTATGTCCATACGCTCATAGGTTTTAGGGAAATATTTCTTAAGTTCCCAGATAGGTTTGGTACTATTGAGATTGAACAAATTTTGGACTTCTTTTTGGTTTCTAAAAACATTTTCAATAACCGATCCTTCACCAGAGACGAATTTATCTACTTGGTGACAACTCATTTCCAAGGCATAGTCCAAGGCAGCCTCTACCAGTTCGTTTTTGGAGGCGAACTGCTCATAAAGGGTTTTTTTGGAGATGCCAAGGCTATTGGCCAAGTCGTCCATAGTAAAGGTTTTGAAACCATACTGTAAGAAATAGTTGAGAGCCTTTTGAGTAATATCTTCTTTCATTTTAAAGGTAAAAGTAAAAAGTAAAGCCAGAGAGTGCTCATAACTAGGGATGTGGTAAGAGAATAGAACAATTCTCTTCTTGATTACTCTTTGTTCTTCACTTCTTTTTTCGGGGGCAAAGGTAAAACAAAAAAACTTAATAAACAAAAAAAGTTTCCAAGTTTTTTAATTGGTGACGAATGACAAGTAGCAAGTTTCATAGTTCTAAATTACTAACCGCTAATCCCTGAAATTATTTTTTTGAATTCTGGGTTGAATTTGGATTCATTGCGATACTGTTGTAATAACCGATAAACAGAGGGGGCAGAACGTTGTAATAGGCAGGCAGTGTCCTCTATGGAATAGCCCTTCTGGGTGGCTAAGGCGGTCAAGAGTAGTCGGGCATATATCCACTGGGTGGCACGCTTAGGTTGGACAATTTCCTCCAAGGAGAGTCCTGTTGCCTTATGTACTTGTGCTAATATTTCCGTAAGAACAGCAGGGCTGGTCGCTCTTTTTCTTTTAGTATAGGGTGCATTGTAGGTGAATTTGCCTCCTAATGCCTTGACAGAGGCACAGAGGGTTTCTAGTGTTTGGTTATCCTCCATTTGGAGGACGTTTTCAGGTAGGGAAATGAGAAGCATTTTTCTTAGAAAAGTGAATAGTTAATAGTGAAAAGTGAATAGTAAAGCTCACAAATACTTGGATTTGGGTATGTGGGTTAATAGTTAATAGCTAGTGCTTAGTGGTTAGTGGTTAGTGGTTAGTGGTTAGTGGTTAGTGGTTAGTGGTTAGTGGTTAGTTGATTATTTTTGAGTTGCAAAATTACAACAATAAAGTAATAAAATCAAGAAAATTAACAAATAAGTGATGAGTGATTGGTGAAGAGAGTGGAAAGAGTAGTTAAGGGGATACTTAGGGTTTGGGTTGTGAGGAAGGAAAAAGTAAGGGCTATCAGTGAAACCGATAACCCTTGTTTTATGTTTTTGCCTAAATATTAGAATTTGGCAGAGAATAATTTAGGATTGATGTTGAGACTACACCAGAGCCAGTCTTGTTGCTTGCGTACTTCTAAGTTGAGGTTGCGGAGCTTTTTGTAACTTCCAGAGGTAATAAATAGAGAGTAGCCTGCTTGTAGAGAAACATATTGTTGGATTTTGTGGGTGTAAACTAAGTCACCTTCTACGCCTAAGTGACGAGTTTTGTTATCTTTATCACCAACAATTTTTCCTGCAGAGCGGAAATAGTGCCCAGTAGCGGAGAGGTTACCCTTATCAGAAGTTTTAAGTGTAAGGTTTAAGTAAGGGTTTAAGAGACCTACACTTGGGCTATAACTTACGTAGAAGTGATCCATGAAGCCATAGAACTTATGGTTGGTACCGGAGAAAGGATTGAAAGCCTTGTCTTTGGTAGCGGTAGGGTCATTGGTATCATTACCACTTAGATAATCCAAGCCGAGGGTAGCAGAGAAAGCAGGAGTGAATTGGTAACCTACGAGAGCAGCCAATAGGAATGCTTCTTTGTCCTGACCTGTTGCATTTTTACCTGTTTGTAGGTATGCTTCAGCACCATAGCGTAGTGCATCAGACTTACCGCGGTAGTGGAAACCGATAGTTTGCATGTTGTAATCATTGTCATCAACGAGGTCATTGCGCTGTCCGAGGTTGGCTACAAGGAAAGAAAGTCCTTGGGTAGGGGCAAAGTCGTAATGCGCATGTACCGCTTCCAAGTGTTGGTAAGGTTGACCACCTGGAGCAAAGAACTGTCCTTTAGGATTGTTAACATTACCACTAGTAATATTTCCTTCGAGGTAGTTCTGGTTAAAGGCGAAGAAAGAACGAAGGGTGAGTTTGTCGTTTTTCCAGTTGATATTTATCGCATCATGGGCACGTCCAGCAGGGTGCCAATCAAGAGATCCGAAGATACGGTCTTCGTCGAGGACGATCATTTGTCTACCTATTTTGGCATTGATATCTTTGTAGATAGGTAGGGCAGCGTAAGCTTCGAATACAGAGAGCCCTCCGGTACGATCTTTGACTTGTACTTGAGGAGCCTGTCCCCAGATGTTCACATTCTGGAAGGAGAGGAAGAGTTGTAATTGGTCACCATGATGGTAGTCAAAGTTGAGTCGGGTACGGTTGTTGACCAAGATAGCAGGTTTCTCTCCTTCTTGTAGGGGAATATAGGCGCCGTTTCGGTATTCAAAACGAGGACGGAGTTGGGCAGAAAGCGTAAAGGAGTTTTCTGGAGTGTTCTCCTCCTCCTGAGCTTGTACTACCGATGGGAGCGCTGCCAAGAATAAGGCAGATAAGATAACTTTTTTCATGTGTTTTATTTATTAAGTTCAGTTGATTAAGTTCAGTTGTTAGTGATTTACTAATGGCAGAGCGCTGGTTCCTATTTTGCTTTAGAGAGTGTGAAATCCTGCATTTTCAAAGGAATCTGCTCAGGATCGGTGCTATTCTGCTTGAAAGCAGCTTGTTCGGAAGAGATATACCCCTTAGCGGAGGCTTGTAAGAGATAGCTGTTTCTTACGTCCAATACAACCGTATAGGTGCCATACTGGTCACAGGTATAGGTGTTTTCCTGTCCAGTGGTAAGGTTCTTAAGTGAAATAACAGCCTCTGGGATAATCACATGTGTCCTCTTATCAATTACGGTACCTGATACTCGATAGGTGTATTGTTGAATTGTTTTTGGTAATGGAAAAGATATTTCTTTAGGAAATATAGAAGCCGCATGGGAGGCTAAGCTGCATAAAAACAAGGCTATTATATAGCCAATAGAGGTGGTTTTCATAACTAAAAATTTATTGTTTATTCTCACAAAAGTACAAAAATTTTTGGAAGTGTATATATAAAAACCGTTAATTGTATTTCTTTTAACAAGTATGTATATAGTAGTTAAAAACCTATAAATACTTAACATGATTTTTTATTGTATAAATTATTACTTCTCGATATAGAATTGCTTGACTTTGGGTTTGGAAATGTTGTAATTTTGCAACGTCAAACAAACAAAAAGTTTTAATATTATATATCATGAATCAAGAAGAAATCCTTAGTTTGCTTACAGAGAAATTTCCTCAACTAAGTGAAGCGCACCTAACTCCATTGGCTAGTTCTTTAGCTGCACAAAAGCCAGATAATCATCAGGGGCAGGCCTTGATAGCGAAGCTTACGCTAGATCAGATAAAAGATTTTGTTCCTGCGGAGGCCTTTACCACAGAAACGGTTGCCAACACAGAAGGGACGCGGCTTGCTCCCTCCTTGGAGCGACTTATTCAAGAACGTGTAAATAGTGTGGTACAGTCGCTTGAGCAGCGCTTAAGCAAGTTCGAAACGGCACAGAGTCAGCAACAGCGTTACAGCCAACTTCAAGAGGTGCTTAGTAGTTGCGAAGATCATAACTTTCGCGATCAGAGTCTAAAGGACTTTAGGCGTATGCAGTTTGCCTCTCAGGATGATTTTTCTCAGTATTTACAACAAAAGCAACAAGATGTACAACAGGCTAATCAGTTTTTGTCCAATCGCAATCTCTCTTTACAACATCCTCCTTACTACACTCAAGAATCTCCTCAGGGTACTGTGTCCTCCTCAGTGGCAACTTTTATCCAACTACAACAGGGAGAAAACCAACCGTTTAAAGGAAAACAAATATAGTGACTAGTGACAAGTGACAAGTGACGAATGACAAATTTGTTAAGACGTAATAAATTGCGTCTCTACGGAAGACTATGCTTATCAGTAATTATCTTAGCCAGCGCATGTGTAGAGGTGCCATTTATTGCGTCTTAGACAGTTAGTGAATAACGTTTTAACTATTGATTCGCTTGACTAATGATGAATGAAGGATAGTCATTGAATGGTTAAAAATATCTTGTGTAATCCAATTTGTTAAGACGCAATAAATTGCGTCTCTACGATTAGGAATTATCTTAGCCAGCGCATGTGTAGAGGTGCCATTTATTGCGTCTTAGATAGTTAGTCAATAATATTTTAATCATTGATTTATATCATTAACAATTAATAATTAACAATTAAAAATGATTCATATTACACCAGCGGTTCCTACCTCGGGACTATTTATGCACACCTTGGCCGACCTAACAGGCGGCGTAACAATCTCCTCAGAACACTTAGGTGGGGCTTACCTATATGCAGGTACGCCCATTGGTAAGGGCAGTGATGGCTGCTATGAGGTGGAGAAAATTGCCCTTACCCTATATGTAACTCCTGTATCGTCCAAGGAGCTGAAAGTAGCCAAAGGACATCATTTCCTTGCGGGCGACTACATAGCAGCGGATATGGCTGACGGACAGAAAATAGCTTCTGTCAACAAACAAAATGCTGAATATGATATTCTTACCTTAGAGCAGTCTTTTGCGGTGGAGATTCCTAAGGATGCCCCCCTGTTTGCCACGGAAGGTAATAACAAAATTCCGAAGGTATCGCCTGTTGCCTTGATTGCCCATACGGCTCTTGTTCCCCATGGAGGTGACTTGTATTGTGGAGCATGGCTTATCTGTGTGGTCAAGGAAGAACGATCCCAACCCATAGCCAAGACACTTAGGGAACAACTTAGGCTTATAAGCTTCATTTAGTGACTAGTGATCAGTGACCAATGACTCAAAATTCAAAACTAACATGATAAATTCTTCTCTTATGGTGGGTCTGAATCAGGCCGACTTGCAAGCTGTTGTAAATAGTTACAACCTTGAACAATATTATTACCCAACCTTATTTCCACTAAGGGAGACCTCTACACTTTCTTGGCGTATGCTTGAGGCACAAGCAGGGCTAAAGGTGGCGGCTGACATAGTAGCCCGTGGGGCATCGATACCTGCAAAAGTGCGTAAGAACCTAGCCAAACTCCAAGGGGATATTCCCAAACTCTCCATCATGCGAGAGAAAAACGAAGACGAGCTTACCGAGTATGACCTCATGGTGGCTACCGCAGGGCAAAACCCTGATATGCTTTCCTTGGTACAGTTCTGGGCAGATGATACCAAATACTGTTGGCATGGGATAGCTGCCCGTGCTGAATGGATTGCGTTACAACAAATCTCCTTGGGGAAATTTTCCCTAGATCCGGAGAACAACTTTTCAGTAGTTAGCCAATATGAGATGGACTACCAAATCCCTAAGGAACAGAAGATAGGGGTAGAGGCTTCTTATAATGGCACGGCGGGCAGACCCCTATCTAAGGACTTTCCTAGAGCCATACGATTGGGACAACAAAGACATGGGGTGAGCTACAAGTATGCCTTCATGAATGTGGATACCTTCCTCAAGTTTGCCTCCCAAGAGGAGGTAGGTAAGCGTTGTATGCCTTATGCTATAGGTACTTCCCCAGCCGATGCGCCCGACCTTAGTACGGTGAATGCTTATTTGGCAAAACATGCCGAGACCTATCGCGGATTACAGATTATTGTGATAGACCAAGAAATCACCTTGCAATTGGCCTCAGGAGAGCATAAAACCCAGAATCCTTTTGCTGATGATGTGATTCTCTTTTCCGAGAGTAAGGTATTGGGTAACACCTATTGGAAAACCCCAATAGATGTAAAGATGCCGTCCTCCAGTGCTCTTAAAGCGCTACATGGACATACCCTTATCAAAAAATATTCCCAAGAGTCTCCTGTAAAGGAAGTCACTGAGGGTATCGCCAATCTATTTCCTGCATGGAACTTAGCTGCTCGCTCACTACTTATGCAAGTGAATAACAATTCTTGGAATAAAAACTAGAGAGACCAAAGACTAGTGACCAGTGACTAATAACTAACAACCAATGACTAATCTTGAATACTTGACATTGAGCCTATCTCCTATGGGAATAGAGCCACAGACAATAGAGTTGCTCCTGCATAAGGGGCAGCTCTCCCCAACGGGAGATCTAGAGATAGAACGCTGTGATAGGGCTATCTATCGTTATTTTTCGCTTGTGCTTGCCTCCACTTCGCAGAAGCGTGCTGAAGGCGCTTTTTCACAGAGTTGGGACTTGCAAGCCATAGAGGCTTATTACACAGCTCTATGCTACGAGTTAGGGGAGAAGAATGTACTCTTTCCCTCTCATTCACCTAAACTAAGAAGCAGAGCAGAAATATGGTGATGAGCTGATGAGTCAATGAGTCAATGAGTCAATGAGCCGATGAGTCAATGAGCCAATGAGTCAATGAGCCAATGAGCTGATGAGCCAATGAGCTAATGAGTCAATTAGCAAATGAGCCAATGAGTTAATCGGCAAATTGACAAATCGACAAATTGGCAAATCAGCAAATCGACAAATCGACAAATCGACAAATTTGCAAATCGACAAATCGTCAAATTGACAAATCGACAAATTGACAAATCGACCAATTAACATGAAGTATCCTCATTATCTTTTTGTGATGACTACTTCCCAGCCACAGCGACGGAGTGATGGTACTTGGACTGAGACAACCCTAACTCCTGTTTTTCTCTGTCGTTGTAGGGAGGAGGTCAATAGCAAGGGACAGGAAGTACCCTTGGCTAATAGCTTATATCACCATGTCCAAAAGGGCAATGCCTCGTTTCACCGATTTGCCTCGGTTATTTACTTTCCCCAAGGGGTAGATCGCCTACCTGTGGGAGCACAAATTCTTGTGAGTGATGACCCCGAAGGCAAAAAGGTACGTGTGGTAGGTATTGTCCAGAAATGCGACATAGGACAATTTCATTCCCGATTGTGGATATGATAAACAACTATCTAAATACTTAAAAACAAATATGATAACTTTTGATGTAGAAACCCATTTGTATCAGCTGCTTGCCCAATATGATATCAAAAATCGCTTAGGGCTTAGTGGAGACATCTACTTAGGCAATGATCGTCCTCAGGACTCTTACAAAGAAGATATTGTTGTGCAATGTCTTGAGTGTCAGTTTCCCAAGGACAGAGAGCCTACGGTGCAGGAGCGAGCCACTACGGGGGGGGCGCAGGGTCTTATCTATGTGCCTGATGTGTATGTGTATAAGGGGGTGCAAGGCACCCAATACATTTCGGCTCGCTATCGCTTGCGATTTGTGGTTTCGGAGGTCATCACGGCTATTCGTGCCTCTTGGCAAGGGCCTAAGCCACACCTGATGATCCTTAAGCAAACCCTCACCCCACTGCCCGAAATACGCCAACATGTAGCGACAATTGTGGTGGGAATCTAAGAAAGAGAATAAGTAAAAGGTAAAAAGAAAAAATGAATACTTTTAAAGAAAAATACCTTCCCTATGCGCTTGAGAGTGAGCGGAAGACCGGGATTTCGGCAGTTTTTATACTTGCCCAAGCAGCCTTGGAGACAGGTTGGGGGAAGTATGCTCCAGGGAATATGTTTTTTGGAGTGAAAGCCACTAAGACAACACCTCCAGAGAAAAAACAACTGTTAAGAACCAAGGAGGTACTCGCCTGCCCAACTCCTACTAAGGAAGGACTATTTCCAGAGATCATCAGTATTACCAAGCGAGCAGATGGCAAATATCGGTATAATGGACAAAATTCAGGCTATTTTAGAGATGATAGCTTCTAATGGACAAAATTCAGGCTGTTTTTTTGTTTAGC